ATAAAACTGTTTTATTTCTTCTGCAAAATTAAGTTTATCTATATCAGAAAAAATATCTGTTAAAAATAAATTTTCAACAGGAAGTTCAATTAAATATTTCTCTTCTATTGAAATAGGATGTCCTTTATAATGTCCAAACACATCGTCATAGTTAATTAAGTTTTCAATATCTTTAGGATATTTTTCAGATTTTTCTCTGAATTCTTTTATTCTTTCAGCTATTGTTTTTGGATTATAATAATCGTTTGGATTGAATTTATTATCAATATCTTTTTCATATTTTAGATTATTTTCTTTAATATCATTCCAAGTAAGTTTTATATCTTTCAAAAAGTTATCAAGAAATGATTCTGGTAATTCTAATCTTAAACCTTTATCTGTTATTGCTTTATTATTTAATAAATCTAAATACTTAACTTTTTCTCCAACAAGATTACTATTAAAAACTATATTTCTATTTGGGTCATAAACATTCCCGTCAAAATCTATACTATAACCATTTTCAAAATGCATTTTATCTGGATTAGTTACTCCGTTAGTTGTAGTAGGAGTGTAAAGTATTTCATCTACACTCATAGGCAATTCATTTTGTAATAAATCTTTAGCATCCAAAAAAGCTCTTGGATTAACTTTACCGTTTTCATAATATTTAGGAAAGTTAGGAATATAACTAGAAAAAAAGTTATTTAAATTTTCTAAGTGCTTTAAAAACTCAGAATCAAAAAAAGGTTCGGCTGTTATTTCACTTTCAAGAATATTATTTTTAACATTCTTCTTTGTAAGCTCTATTTTCTTTTTTAACTCTTGTGTTTTTTTATGTTGTTCTTCTTCAAATTCTTTTTCAGGTATGTATTTATCTTCTTCTTTATCTAATGTATTATCAGCATAAAGATTCTTATAAACACTATTATTTTTATATCTATTAGTCAAAAAATCCATTAGATAAACTCCTTATCGCTTTTTTAGCTTTTTTAAGATTTCTTTCTTTACCACCATTAGCTACTCCCATTCTTCCTAAGTTTATACTTAATGGTCCATTATAAGGTTTTTTATTAGGAGTATTATATTCGTTGTTGAAAGTTCCAGCATCTATTTTATATCCTTCATTTTTAAAACTTAAAATAAAGTTTCCAGTAGCTCTATCAAATATAGAATCTAAATTTTCTATTAGAGCAAAATTAGATAACATTAATGCATCTAACTTATGGTCTATACCAGCAAATACTGGTTGGTCTTTATTATCATATCTATCTATTCTATATTCTTTTAATTGTTCTATTAATTGGTTTTTACCAATTTCTTCTGGTTCAGAAATAATTATTTCTTTCTTTTCAAATCTTTTTTGAATGAAATTAACTAACATTATTTTCATTCTTTTAGGTATTGTAGTTCCAGTCCATATATCTTCATAAGAATAATTTGAAGCAAAATTAACACCTTTAAATATATCTATTTTTCCTTCTTCGAAAAAGTGTTTAGATAATATTTCATTTTGCATAGAACCATGACCTTCATCACAATATACAAAGTCAGCATTAAAATCTCTTTGTAAATTAATTATAGTATTTACAGTTTCGCTTTGTACATCTTTAATAGTTCCATCAGTGCTAAACTTATTAATACTTGAAAAATGTAATATCTTTAAAGGTTTTTCTACATCTAATGGATTACCACAATATAAACCTAATACACATACTTGTCCACCGTTTTTCCAATCGTTATAATCGCATCCTATGGCTATTTTCCATTTTTCAGGATTGATTAATTCACTTCTTGAATAAACATAATTATAATTTCTAAGACTTTCTTTTATATCTTCTGTCTTGAAAACTTTACTACTTCCTTCAGAGAATTCAGCTTCAACTTCTAGCTTATATCCTTCTTCTGTAAGTGAACTTCTTAATTCTGGTTCGTCATTTACAGCAAAGTTAGGAAGTATACTAGAAGGGAAATGAAATTCTTTCCATTTATCATCAGTCATACACCAGTTTCTAAAGTTAGATTCTAGAGCCGAAGGAGTAGACGCAACAGTAAAAGATACGTTTTGGTTATCAAGTTTAAATGCCATAAGAACTTGATATGCTTGTTCAGGAATATAAGCTCCTTCGTCTATAAAAACTTTATCAGCAGATTGTCCTCTGATGCTGTTACCATCTGTTGCAGTAGTAAAACCATTAATTGCAGTTCCATTCCATAACGTTACTTTTTCAGATGGACTACGTTTTCTTTTATAATCATTTTTATAAGCACTTGTCTTAGAACTTAACAACGCTTCTATTCTATCAAATATTTCAGTAATTAATTTTAATGAGTTTGCAACAACTACTATTTTTTTATTAGGATTTAAACAAGCATAATGAAGAATATCAACACACATTCCTTCTGTATTATGAGTAATAATACCATTAGTTAAAAAAGTATGTGTCTTTTGTACACTAATACTAACAGTATCTCTAAATCCTACTCTATAAATATGTTTTATTTTTTCTTCATTATAAAATTTATTTCTGAAAGTACCATCGACTTCTATTTTGAAATAATTAGGATTAAATTCAACTATCTTATATTTATTATTTGTTTTTTGTAATAGAAACCCTATTGTTTGTACAAAGAATTTATTTGTAAATACTTTTGTTTCTAACACACCTTCTAAGAAAAATATAGTATTGTTTTTACTAAGTCTAAAAATATGACTATTAAAATTTTGTTCTTTACCAGCCATTTTCCCAAGAGCTTTATATATTTCATAATTATCATCAGTTATATTTCTATATTTAATATTACTAAAATCTACTGGTACAGTTACTTTATCTCCTATTTTTAAATTTTGAGCTTCAATCCATTCTCCTTTAATTAAATAAGGATGATTAGTAGTAACAGTATCTTCTCTTCCTGATTCAGTAACTATTTTTATACATTCTCTAAAACCATTTTCTATCATTCCCCAATTTCTTGTAGGATATATTCTTTTTGTTTTTTCATCATATGTAATTAATAAATCAGTATCTTTTAATTTATATGCTGGAACCAAACCTCTATTGCTAGTTACAATTAGTGTATTCTTTTCAACACATTTTCCTAACCGTCTTCCAAGTCTTTCAACTTTGTTTTTAGCTGTACACAATAATATTTCTTTTTGATAATATTGATAAAAAGAACGTTTAGGATTATATGGTGTCCAACCTAAAAACTGTTCAGCCCAAAGTAATTTATTATTTTGTATTTGTAAGTCAATCTTATCTTCTTCACTTAAACTATTCATTTCTTCTTTAGATAAAAAAGCATCTAATGGGAATAGTTTTCCATCTTCCAATTCTTTTGGAACAGGAGTGCAAATTACCTTGAAATTTCCTTTCTTTTTCATATGCGCCTTCATGCACTTTTTACACATGTCAGCTATTTCATAATTTAACGCCATTTTAAAAACCTCCTTAACTAGTTTGAATTTTGTCTGCGCTCAAATATTCATTGTCTAATCTAGACATATCTCTTCTCATATCATTTGAGAAATTTCTATAATATAATTGTTTTTTATATTCTTCTAAATCATCTCCGCTTCTCTGCATATGAGTTTGAATAGAATGCATAGTAGCTTCATTAGATTCATAAATATCTTTTCCTGAATTTAATTGATAATCAACTATTGTTTTAGCAAAGTTTTGAATAGTATTATCTTGCATATGAGATGCTACTCCACCTATTATTGAACCGGCAATATTTAATCCAAATGCAACTTTACCAGTTCCAACTTGAGTAATTACTTTACCAAATGGAGTAGAAAAAAACTTTTCAAATATGTTCTTTTTCATAATATTATCTAATAATTGACCTTTTTCAACATCGGTTATTTTAGTAGCATTATCCATAGCAATATCAGCAACTTCTTTTAAAACAGTTTTAGTAGAACCGCCTCTTGCGTTTCCGATAACTTCAACAGCTTTTTCTACTATTCTTTCATCAGGAATAAGTTTACCGTCTTTTGAATTGTTTACAAAAAAGTCCCTTACTGTTGTATTTGAACCTTCGAGTTCTTTTAAAGTAGCTTCAAGATATTCATTTATCTGTCCTTTAACCATATTTTTAATTTCAGCTGGAGCTTTAAGATTATTCATTACTTCAATTACTGTTGTAGAAGCTCTTAAAGCTTGTTCGTTTGTAACTTTACTTGTTATAAGTTTATCCATGTTTTCTCTAGTAAAATCAACTAATTGTTTTTCTCCGTCTACTTCTAAAAACATTTTACCTTTAGAAAAGTCTTCACCATTTATACCAAGAGTTTTTAATTTTCTTACAGCATCGTTTGTTTTTTTGTTAGACCAACTTATATTATGTCCAACTATTTCTCCATCAACTTGCATTCCAGCTTTATCTGCTGCTTTTTTTAATTCATTTACTTTAATTCTTTCAGCTTTTTTTCCAACTACTGCATCATAAACATATTGGTCTTCTATTGTACCTTCTGCTACTTGTTTATCCAACTTTGTTTGATAGAAAAAATCAGTATTAGAAAAAAGTTTATTCATTAATTTGTTATCCCAAATTTTAGTAGTTTTATCTGGAAATATATTTTTAATTACTGGTATTTTATTCAATATACCAACACCAAATCTACTTCCTAATGCGTGACTGTTTAAATAGTTTATATTAGCATTAGAAGTCATTAATGCTTTTTCTAAATGCAAACTAGCACTTTTAGCTATACCATGATTAGCCCAGTTATCCATCATAGGTTGTAAAATAAACATATTTAAAAAGCTATCTGTTTTAGTAGACTTATCGTAGTCATTAAAATTTTCTTGAAAATATTTTTCTTGTTCTGGACTCATATTATTCTCCTAAATTAATTTTTTGTTCATCTTCTAAAACAATAGCATTTGCAATCTCTTCTGTATTAATATCAAAACCTTTATTAAACATCTTGTTTTTAAGTTTTTCTTTAATTGTAGATTGATTAATTTCAGATTCAAGTTTTTTATTTTTCATCTTACTTTCTCTATCAAGTATTAGATTCTTTTTAAGTTTTTCCAATAAACTCATTATCTTTTCATAAGCTATAAAATAATCACTTACTTTAGAATCATATGTAACTCCACCTTTACTATATGTAGTTATATCAGTAGCTATTCCTAAATTTGCAATAGCTGCTTCCGCTCTTTTAGCCATATTTTCAAGAGCTATCATATGTCCTACAGATAATTGGTCAGCAAAATCATCTTCTTTTATATCAAGTTCTTTATATAATCCATTAACTAATTGTATTGTATTTGCTTTTTCAAAAGGACATTGTTCTCCTTGTCTTAGACTATTAGCTAAAAATAAAGGACATGTTCTGAAATTAGGACAATTTTTTTCATTCTTTTTTATAACTTTTAAGTGTTGTTTGTATTTTTCCATAGCAACATCTAATATATCATCATCGTCTTCTTCTTCATTTACTTCATTCTGAAAATCTTCTAATGTTTTACTAATATCTATATATTCAACATTGCATCTAAGCACTTGATTGTTTAAACTATCTTGTTTATGTTTAGTTAAAAATTTATTTATTTCACTTTGAAGTTTTGGGTCTAAAGTAGAGACTTTTTTTAAATCATCTATTGTTATCTCTATTCCGTCCATTATTTCATTAACTTCGTCGCGAACAGTTAATTGTTTCTCTTCTTTCATTTTAAAACCTCCGTTTAGTATAAGAACATTTCTATATAGTTTATTACAACTTTATTGATGTACTTAAAATAATTACTTAAATCTCTAAGTTCTTCTATATCGTTTTTATTTAATATCATATCTTCATGATATTTAATAACTTTAATTATATTCTCTGTCGTGTTTTCAAAATATCCTTTTTCATAATTATATTTTTCTATATGAATTTTAATTAAATTATAAATAGTTTCTATGTTTTCTAATATAAATTCATTTGTGAAATTAAGTTCATATAATAAATATAAATAAGGACTGTGTTTCATTTT